GCTGCTGATGCGGCTGATGCGGCTGAGGCTGCTGCTGCGGCTGCCGCTGCTGTTGCTTCTGCTGGTTCTGTCATGATGGCTTGTCCTTTCGTGGGGGCCGAGGTTAAAGTCCCAATTCCTTGAGACCATTTGTAAAATCTTCCGGGTGCAGGGCGTCAACACACTTGTTGTCGCCGTAGAAACACGTGCTGAAGTCGTGCCAGAAAATCAGGTTCGAGTTGCTCTGGCAAAAAGAACATTCGAGCTTACGCGGCACGACGTAGCGAATCTTGTAGTGCGGGTCGCCGAAGCGCGCGATGTAGCGGTGGCGCGGGTGCGCGGTGGTCAAGCTGTAGATGATGTTCGTGTCCGTCGTGCCCGCCAGGTGAACCGTGCCCCCGTCAATGGCTACTACAGCCATCGCGTGCCCGAGCAGGTCGCGCAGCTCAAGCAGGGTTGTTTTCTCCATCTTATCAATGAGTTGCGCCGCAAGCGCGGGTGGAATCTTGTCCTTCTCGTCAATGATTTCGATGGGTTTAGCCGACACAAACTCCCCGATTTGCTTGTGGACGAAGCTCATTTTTGTGCCCGTGACCACGACCTTGTAGCCCTGCGCGATGCACCACTCCATGACCGGCACGAACACCGACGCCTTAAACAGCTTGTTTTCCGACGTTGCCCCTAACGGGAATACAACGTAAGGCTCGTCAATCACGCGCGGCCCCAAGGCGGCCTGCGGGTAGCTGCGCTCTTGCATGTTGTTTGGCGCAGCGTCCAACAGGCAGTTGAACGCGAAGTCAACCATGTGAACCCGATTGCGCGTGTGGGTGTTCTGCTGCATGTGGTTGCAGGCGATGGGGCCGCCCGTCCAGTCCTCGCGCTGTGAACGCTTCAGCGGGAAGGCCGCAATGTCACACACCTCGAATTCCCCATAAGGCTTGAGTAAGTGCTCGACCAAGGCGACCTGGTGTGGCATGACATGCACTTTCATCTTCAAGATATCGTTGTGCGAGCGCCGCCCATGAATGACCGCCGGCAACGAACTAATCATGTCGCCGAGCGCGCCGTGGTTCATCACGAAGTTAAACGTCGTGTCAACAGCCAGCTCTTGCCTATTCCGCCACATCTACATTCCTCCCGTCGTAGAGCTGCCACAGCTCGTCGTCAGACAGATTGATATGGTTCTGTATCCGCAGCCACACTTCCCGCCTTCCCTCTTGAACCGCATGAAGCCGAGCGTCCGAGTGGAACGTGGTCTCCCGAGCGCGGCAGAATTTGGCAAGGTCCACCATTACGGGGCGCGCGGCCGGCGCACGGAACGTCTGCACGTAGGCCGTCCGTCTACCGCTAAGGAACTGTCGTGCCCTCTCGATCAGGTTCACTTGATGGCCTTCATGGTGACAAGGTACTCCGTGACGACGTTGTTTTGCGTCTTCTCATAGCCCAGCAGGACGTTCAGCGGTGTGTCCGCGGGGAAGCGGGGGTCGAACCTGTAGTTCAGGTCGAGCATACGGAAGTCCACCCCAAGATAGTAGGCAAGGGGAGTAATTCCGAATACGCTGCCCGTCCTGTGCTTATCCACCACTTCGCGGGAAAACATGGCCAGCGTGCCCGGCGTAATTGGCCTGACGTGCGTCGGGTCATGCAGGAATATGTCGTGGCGCGGATGGGGCACGGCCACGCGGAACAGCGCCCCAGGAGCGCACACCCGATACACCTCCCGTATGCAGTGAAACAGCTTTTCAGGCTCAGGCCCAAGGTGTTCCAGAACGTGCGAGGCCAGCACTTCTTCCATGCTGCTGTCAGGAAAGGGCCAGGGGTCTTTGCTGATGTCAAAGCAATAATCCGCCCCGACCTCCGGCCTGAGATCAACAGTCGTATATCCTGGAACGGGTTTATACCCGCAGCCGATATCTAATTTCACGCGGGTCTGGACGATTGAGCTTTTTGAATTTCGGGCATTGCCTTAGCCACTCCCGCCAGTGCGGGTGCCGCTTCGATTGCCTGCTGGGTCTGCGCTTGCTGCGCGCGCTCGGCGCGTCTTTCTTCAACCTGTTCCGGCGACCGCGTCCACGCCGCGGGCGACCCCTGAATGTCCATGATCTCCGGCATGGCCACGTCAATCTCGAACCAGTCGAGCGCCGACGGGTCTCCCGTGCGTTGCGCGAAGTCAGTCGCCACGCCAAACGCGCGCAGAAAGCCAGCGGCCTTCTCCGACCGCTGCATGCGCGCCATGGGGGAATCATATTCGATCTTGTATGCGCCGCCGGACTGCGCCAGGATAGCGGGCATGGCCGGCAGGATGCCCTGCTGGTCCAGCAGGTCCAGCTCGCGCTCGATCATCGGCCCCAGGAACTCAGCCTGCAGGCGGCCCGAAGTGGGGGCGATCAGCATGCCTTTCTCCCGCGCCCGCTCCAAGACTTCAGTCGCCGTCATCTGCGGCGTGTCAATGAGAATCTGGAACAGCGTAATCAGGAAGGCGTCGTTGATGATGGACTTCTCCATGTCCATCATCTTGTCACCGACGGTGAGGTTTCCCGTCGAGAGGGGAATCACCAGGGGGCGGCCGTCCTTGTTGACAGCCCCGGAATTCATCGCACCGGACCGAAGTGAGAACCCGTCCATAATGCCGTCGTCATGCACCAGCAGCACGGGGTCAACGATGCGGTGCCCCTGCTTCAGCACGGTCTTCTTCTGCTCGTTGAGAATCTTGATTGAAGGCAGCACCCACTGCGCCGGGCCGCGCCCATAAATTTCGCCGGACGCCTGCGTATAGCGCGCCGTAGCGTAGGGGAAGGAATTGAACCCACCCTCACTCAACTGTTTTTCTTCAAGCCGGGAAATATAGACGGAAGCGTAAATCTTGCCCTTCACGTCAACCCGGCCGGGGTCGTAGTCAGCGCGCGGGTAGACGCAATGCACGAACTCGAATTTCTCCACGTTCTGCTTGGCGTCCACCTTGGACTTGATAGAATCGGGGAGCGCGTCGCCAAACTTCTGGATAGCCTGCCGCGCGTCGAGCCAGAAGCAGCGATACATGGTGTCAACCACGCCGGCATGATTCACGTCGTAGTAGGTCTCGCCAAGATGCACGTTGCGGTAGCGCAGCCCGCGCCCACTGTCCGGCTGGTCTATGAATAGTGTGCCATTGCCATACGCGCCGAGCGACTGGTAGACTTGTTGACTGTTGCCCACGAAGTTTGCCACCGGGCGATAGCGCAGGGAAAACAGCAAGTCGGTCACGTCGTCAAAATACATACGCACCGCACGATTCTTCTTCAGCAGCTTGTCCGCTGGAACCAACCTGTGCCAGATGCCCGACTGCGGCGTGGCCAGGGATTCCATCACCGCCGCGAACCTTTGACACGCAATCGACGCCGTAGCGTCGAACATGTCCTCCGTCTTTTTCTGCCCCTCGCTGCCGTAAACGCGGCCGTTTGCGTAGCTCTGGAAGGTGTCACGGTGAGCGGGAATTACCCGCATTGCGGCTTCTTCCCATTGCTGGTCCCAATGGCTGCGCCCACGCCGAAGCGTGTCCAGCCGCATGAGGTGGAATTTCACGTCGGGCATTTACTCACCCAACAGTTGCCGATACGCGCCTTTGGCCCGCGTCTTGGGACCACCGGTCCCCAGCAGAAAATAGTCCGAGTCCAGGGCGGCCGTGCTGGTCGCGGCTGCGGTAGCCCCGCGCTGGTCGCGCCGCGCCTCCACCTGCTTGTCGGCTGAACGCTTGTCTACCGCGCCGCCGGCCAGCTTGGCCGCAAGGTCTTTAGCCGCGGCGTCCATTGATTCCGCCTGGTGCCCATAAAGGTCAATAGGGTCCAGCACGCCCCCGCCAACCTTCGAGATATACTTATCCCCAACGGGGTCGAGCTTCTTGACCAGGCTCTGCGATTTGCTCATTTTCCACTCACTTGTTTTTGAACGGCATCCCGACGCCGCATATGGAGCGCGGACCGGGTGATGAAATAGTCCATCTGCAATCGAAGCACCCCGTCCTCAGTGCGGCGCGGCGTGCCCTTGACCTCAGCGGCAATGTCTTTGACGCGCTCCGCTATCCGCGTGCGACGCACACGGCGCGGCTGCCCGGCGCTGCTGCCCCCTTCACTCACATTACCCCGAGCTGGTCAGACGCCCCGCGCTTCTTGGGCGTGCCGCGGGATGTGCCTGTCCCGAGAAAGTCCTCGTCAGTAAGAGTCTTGCCAGCGTAAATGGTTGAGCGGCGGCCACTCTGCGCTGCGTCAACAGCCGCCGCGCGCGCTGCGTCGGCAACCGCCGTCTTGGAAGCAGGGTCTTCGCCCGGAGGCGTAGGCAGCGGAACCGGCGAGGCAAGGCCCGGCTTGCTGAAATACATCGGCGACAGCCACCCAAGAAAGTCTAGCATGCAATCTCCCCATTTCATTATACCTTACCAACCCGCGTAGGCCGCCGTCACGCCCTCAGCGATCTGCACGCCCGTCCCACCCCGGCGCAAGCGCAGGTCGCTGCGTATAGGCTTGACTTCAAAGGTGCAAGCCAGGGCGTCGCCGTCATCCGGCGACTTGACGCCGCGCCGTTGCAGGTCATCCTTGGACTCCAGAATCTTCTTCCCCTCTTCGCGCCCGGACCACTTCCAGCCGCGATCTGTCAATTGGTGTGACAATGTGCCCTTGCTGCCGTCGTCCTGCTCTATCTGCCCACCGGGCAGCCAGTCGCGCACCCGCCCCCACAGCTCCGCGCCGTGCGAGCCAAATTCGCCCGCCTTGTCATTCGGCGACGAACCGAATTGCACCTCATGCACTGGGGCGCGCGGCTTGCGGCGCTTGAGATAATCAATGACCCCCGTGCCCATGCCGAAGTCGATACAAATGGCCGCAGGCTTGAACCTGTAATCCAGCTCCAGAATCTTCTCGGCAATCTGCACGTTGTCCTGTCCCATGAGCTCACCCTTCGTCTGTGGCCCACAACAGTCCTTCGCGTTGCGCCCTTGCCGGAACCGCCACGCCGTGCGCCCCCGCGGTGCCGGGTCTACACCCAAAATCAGCGGCTCGCCGTAATCTGGCAGGATGACGTTGCCCTGCGCCTGCCGCACGTAGATGCCGGGGATGAACTGATCTTCGCTCGACTTGGGCGGCCGGCCGTCGATCTCCACCGCGACAAAGTCACTGTCCTCACCATACGCGGCGATCTGCGCCTTCAGCTCCGCCTGATCGACGCCGTCCATGCCGCGGGTGGATATGGTGCGAGTGCGCCAGCCGGCGGCCATGCGCGGGTCGTTGAACAGCTCGAAGAAGCGCCCCTCCCGGTGCCGCATCTGTGATGCGGCTATCCACAGCCGGTGCGGATTGATTTCGGTGTAGAATCCGCGCGTTACGTCCCATACGCGGGGGTGGATGCCGCTGGCTTCATCGAACGCCACGAACAGCCCGTAGGGGTTATGCACGCCAGCGAACGAGTCCGGGTTTTCCTCGGACCACGTCTGCCCGGCCACATACCAGTATTTCGAGTCAATGCCAAGGCCGCCCTCCGGCACCGGGCGCGCGACCGCGTCGGCCAGCCACTGCGCCGGGCTGATCTTCAGGCGCTCAATAAGGAACCAGTGGGCGTTGACTGCCACGCCAAACCAGCGGGAAAACTCAGGAAAGGTGCGGGACGCCATCTGCGTCTCGGTGTTCGACGTAATGACAGACGTAGAACCAAGGTGGGTGCTGATCTGCCAGTGTGCCAGCATCCCGAGCAGCGCCGACTTACCGGGGCCACGGCCGGAGGAATAGGCGGAGCGCCAGACTTCCAGGGGCAGGCCATTGGCGTGAGCGAACCGCTGTTTGCGGATATGCGCAGTAATCAGCTCCAGTTCCTCGATTTGCCAGGTGCGGGGCTGCTTCATGTCCGCCAGGAATGTTCCGGCCTGCCCCCAAGGGTAGACATACATCACGAACCCCAGCGGGTCGTCGGCGTAGGCAAGCACGTTCGCCAGCAACTCACGCTCATTGTCGAGGTTGTATTTCATCTGTCTCCCTTCTGGATTGCGACTTGGTCCTGTTGTTGCTGAAAATGGGAAGTGGTCCCTTCAGGCCCACTTCCCATTTTACACTATGCACGTTTCTGGTGTTTTTGGACAAACATTTTTCGCAGAATTTTACGCGGCCGACCAGAGAAATATCCCCCCGCGCAGGTAAAACCCCGCATCGCGACCCTACCCCTCCCCTACCCCCCGCCTGTTGCGTTTTCCCTCGCCTGTTACATCAAGTCCGCGATCACTTTACGCTCAACGCCTGATGCGCTCATCACAATAGCCTGCACAGGAACAGTCGGCATGCGCAACAGCCGCCATGCACTAGCGCGCTCCGCGGCTAGTCGCAGGGTCTCACTCATGTCTATGTGTCGGACGTCAACGCGGGTGCGCTGTCCATATCGGTCGGGGTCTAGCTTTTCGACGAGAAACTTGAGGGAATCGAGCTGCACCCTAGCGCGAGCGGGATCAAGTGCCCCGAGGTTATAAACCATGTCGAGCATGCGCTCAAGTAATGCGGCCGCAGACTCGCGCCGTGCTTCATCCCACTGTTGACGGCGTTCCGGCGACTGCGAACGCCACGCGCGCATTGACTCGTAGGAAATACCGATGCGTTCCAGGATGACGCTGTATCGCTCACCAGAAGCAACGCAGGCCAAGATGGACGGCCACAACTGTTCTAGCTTAGCCGCCGTCTCAACGCCAACTGTTGTATTTGAATGTCCCATAACCTAGTTTAACAGGCTACTGGGGTGACCCCAGTAGCGCACAATTACCCGAGCAATACCCAATTAATGCGTAATCAATTACCCAATTAATGCGTAATCAATTACCCAATTAATGCGTAATCAATTACCCAATTAATGCGTAATTGTGCATTTCACAATGTGACATTTAGCAAGTTGTATATAAATCAACTCTCTCCGTCTGTAATTTCTCAGGTTTACTTTAAGACTTTCGTAAACCCATCTGATTATTAAGGGAATTCACCTATCTAGCGGAAAATGGAAATGAGTGATAGTGAGCACTAACTATAAAATGCCAAAACAGCGTTACGGGCAGTGAAAATGACAAACCTGTATCATCCTTATAATCAATATGTTCTGCCCGTATCTTAAGTCGCAACATTAACAAAATTGGTCTCATTCAACAGAACTTGGAGGGGGGTCTTTAGAACCCCCCTCCAAGTGGATTGACCCACTACCTTGTATGCCCCGAAAACCGCTCAGGACTGGCGTAAAGGGGTCTACAGTCGATTCCGCGCCCTGCGCTGCGACCATGCCTGCAGACCATGCTCCGCGTGATGCGCCAGGTAGGTTATATCGCCGCCTTGATGGCCTTAAAACCCACGTTGACCCTCATTATTCAATTCCCCCGGTTTACCTGTTTTTAGACGCTCCAATTTCCGGCCCCAATTTCCCGCCTTTTGACATCGCCTAATTTGGCAGTTGCAATTAACAATTGACGCGCGCATAATTGTGCTACTGGGGTCACCCCAGTAAACGCGCGCATAATTGTGCTACTGGGGTCACCCCAGTAAATAGGACCGTCGGCCACCTAACAACAGGCCGACATAAAATGGAGCAACAAAATGGACTGGGACGACAAGACAAAACAGGAACTAATCTCCGCGCTAAAAACCGCTGGCGTCAAGATGGGGGACTATGACCGTAAGACAAAACAACAGTTGATTGACCTTGCCACTGTGCATGCAGCCGCCTTGGCAAAAGGTGCGCCGCCTGTTGTTGATGCCCCGGCGCAGGAACCCGTAGCGGCAATTCTCCACGGGGGTCACGCGGTAGCCGCTAAATATCCGGGCATATGCAAGGCTTGCAGTGGCACCTTCGTTAAGGGTGACCTTATCTCCCGCAATGGCCTTGGAAAATGGGTCCACGAAGGATGCGCTGTTAAAGATGATGCCCCCTTGAATCTGGACGGAAGGCCGCAGGAGGGGGTCATCGGAGAGGATGTTTATGCCAACCTCCTTCCCCACATTGCCGTAGCTAACCGGGCACTCGCGAAACAGCAAGCGCGGATTGATGCGGAAGCGCAAGGCAACAGTCCGCAGCCATCCCCTGAGGACGCAGACATGTTCGTAGTGGCCGTGCGGGATGCCGTGGCCTCGAACGGTTCTACTGGCGCAGAGATGATAGTCGACGTAGCCGCCCGAGTATTCGCGGAGATGTCGGACCGGCGTATGGACCAAATCGAAAAGGCCGTGGAGGAAAAGATAGCGGCTATGCCAAAGCCAGAACAACAGGCACAGGCCCCACAGGCTGCACCAGCGGAGATTATCGTCAAGGTGGCGGGCGCGCCGGCCATCAATCTTGAGGGTATTGCTCACCCCCTGTTCGAAAAGGTGTTGAAGCTGGCCGCGGCAAAGCAAAACGTGCTGCTGGTCGGTCCCGCAGGCTGTGGCAAGACACACCTCGCCGCGCAGGTTGCAAAGGCCTTGGGTAAGGCCTTCAGCAGCAACAGCGTATCTAGCGGCATGAGCGAATCCGCGTTGACGGGATACCTGTTGCCTGTTGGAGATGCGGGGCGCTTTGAATACGTGTCCGTGCCGTTCGTGGATGCGTATAAGAACGGCGGCGTGCATCTGATTGACGAATTGGACGGCGGTGATGCTAACGTGTTCCTAACGATGAACAGCGCGCTGTCGAACGGCTCATTCTCCATCCCGCAACGTGTTGGAGACCACGTGATAGCGCGGCATCCCGAGTTTGTCTGTATCGCAGCCGCTAACACCTTCGGCCACGGAGCAGACATGATGTATGTCGGGCGCAACCAGCTTGACGCGGCTACGCTGGATAGGTTCTACGTTGTGCCTATGGACTATGACCGCATGTATGAGAGGTCTATCGCGCCTGTGGCTCTGTGCACTTGGGTATGGGGCATTCGGGACAAGGCACGGGAATGCAGACTCAGGCGCGTAGTGTCTACCCGCATGCTACAGCGCATGGCCGCGGGGCTGGCCGCGGGGCTATCCGCCAGTGAGGTTCGAGGGGATGCGCTGGCTGGCTGGTCTAAGGATGACTTGGCAAAAGTAGGGGGCATCGCATGAGCGCCGCATACACAGACCCCGCTGTCGGAGTGAACGGAGCGCGTTACAATTGTGTATCTGATTTTCTGGACGCGGCTACTATCGCTAAACCGCGCAATTCAGATAATCAAATGGTCTGTGACCTTTTGGATAACGGGCGTAGATATAAGAGGGAGTGGCTTGGCGTGCCTAAGGGCAGTGGGCTAGGCACGTCAGCTATTGTTGAGCTAGTGCGGAACGGATGGACGGAAGGCCTAGCGCGCATCAATGACACGCTAGGCCAGATAGCGCCGGATATTGCTGCCCCCCTAGACTTGCGCCGCAGGCTTGTATGGGGTGATGCCGGCGATGAGATTGACATACACAGGGTCTATTCCGGCCAACTGCAAACCGCATGGCGCAAGTCTGCACGGTCTGCACGGCGCACTCTGCGTCATGTGTCGCTAGCTGTGGACGTGTTGTGTGGTGGCAAGTTGGATGCGGATGTATTGTTCTGGCGGGGGGCTGCACTCGTGCGACTGGTAGACTTGCTACAGGAATACGGCTATATAGTTTCTGTAATGGCCGGATTTTGTGGGCAAACATTTGGTAATGAAAACGTAGACTGCCGCATCACCATAAAACAGCCTGACCAGCCAGTTACTCTGGTGGATTTAGCCGCATGCACGGCGCTACCCGCATTTTTCCGGTCTATAGGTCATCGTTGGATACCGGTTCACTGTAACGCTTTGAGCGGCAACTCTGGAATCTTGGTAGGGGCGTTGCCAGCGGATGCGGCTGACTATCTAGCTGGCAACCGCATCTGCAGCTTGCAGACTGCGAGCGACTGGATAAAAGCCGTAGTTGCTAAAATCAATTCCACAGAATCGACGGAGTTGGACAATGACTAAATTCAAAGTGTATGTGCAAGGCGGGGTGAACGGCGAATCGGCGCTCGTGCCCGTGACCGTGAACCGTGGGCAAGCGATGATCATCGAGGCGCATAGCCCCGACGGCGAGGATGGGAATGCGGCGCTTGCAATGTTGCGCCGTCCCTGCTTTTGGCCTGTCTTGGAAAGGGTGACAAAATGAATACTTTACTCGCAGACTTCTATCGCTCGCAGTTTGGCAACAGCCAGTCGGCGGCTGAGTATCTAGTCCGCCGGGCCGCGTGCTTAGAGCGCGCAGGGTTTATGATTCCTGCCGCACGCTACCGCGCTACGGCGTCAATCCTTTACCTGTGGGGGGCCGCATGAATCTTACCCTGCCCGAAGTAGTGCTACGCCATGAACTGGCGCACGCCTACGCAATGCACGCGTTGGGGGTCAAAATAGTGGAGGTATGTGTTATAGTGAAGGGAGATAACCCTTGGGACGTGCGCGCTTATTCAATAGCGGACAAAGGGATTAAGGGGCGCGCTCCGACGTCCGACTTTTACCGCGCTACGATTGTCACAGCCCTTGCCGGTCCCGCGTATACACGGCGTATTGAATCCGCATACGGTGATGGGGAAGCGATGGACATGATAACGGTGGCACGTGCTACGGCAGAATTGGCTCTACTCGGAGAGGCACCCGATATGGCAGAATTGGCCGCACTAGTTAACAGGCTGCTCGACATGGGGGCGGGGGTCATAGAATCCGTAGCCACAGGCTTGTTACCTTTATCCTGCGAGCGATGCGATTTGCAGGTATCGGGACAGCAGCTTTATTTTTTATTCAACAACGCGGAAAAGGAGGGTGTATGAAATACCTTACCCTGCAACAGATTCGCAAGCACAAACCCTGTGCTGACACATACAAACTCGCCGTCAGATTTTTCAGGGGCCGCGCAAAAATAGCGGTGACCGATAAGGCGGTGCTTTCCATTGCTGCTTTGTTCGAGTGGGACTGGCTGGTAGAGCGCTTAGTGCCTCTCTCCGGGTGGAAAGCTTATGACGATGCCGTAGCGGCAGTGGGGAAGGCTTACGTCTATGCCATGGCACCGCGGAAGGTTTCCGACAATGACATAGCGGCAGCGAAAAAGGCATACTCCGAGGGCAAGGCGCTAGCGTTCGCCCGTGCTTACCGGCAGGTAAAGTA